TGCCGGAGCGAGATTCGGGAGATAGAGTGCACTGTTTCCGAATGGTGAGAAATGGATTGCCATTATTCGCTCATCGCCTCCCCTGTGCCAATCACACCAGGAGGCAGATACCGCCTCAAGAGCCCCTTGAACTCTGGATGCAGGTTATTTAGCATCCCAGGGCTTCCTCCGTGATTCAAGTAGTGCTTCGCCGCCAAGTAGTTCCGCATACTTGGGAGTGCAAACCGGATCGCGCTCATCGGACTCGATTCAGCCTCGACGATCTTCTGCCCCATCAGGCGTTCCGCCGTTCCAGACGATCCGATATAGGGCATGGTCTCACGCATCACCCTCGCCGCATCAGACACCTGCTGCAACCGCTGCGTGGTCGGCGTTGGCTTGCTCCCTGGCCGCTGCCTTCTGAATTGCTCAGTCAGTACCTTGTTAGGACTTACTGTCCCACGTACGGGATCTGTAGCACGTTCGAGTGCACGGATAGCGGATAGGTCGGTTCTGGCATCACGAAATGCGCGTATCGTGTCGTGCGTCACCCCTCCGCTGCCAGTCTTGGCAAGTTCTGAGAGTTGCCGGTCAAGAAGATTCTCCATGGATGTCGCTAGTTTCCCGTATTCCTTGGCCGTATACTGCTGACCGGCCTTCCCGGCATCGGACGCCAATGTGCGAACATCCTGAAGATGCTCTAGGAACGCATCGCCAGGAAGCGCCCCATTCTCACGTATTTGTCGTGCCGTTCTCGCCACATCGCGAGACTTTGTAGACTTTGCGAGACCCATGAGATCGTCAAGATACGCTGTATCCTCGCTAATCCGTGGCACTCTCGCGATTGGCTCATAGGCTGCATTCGCCTTATCCCTCGCCGCTCCAAAAACCGATTCTGTCGGCTTTTGACCTTGAGCTCCAAGCACCCGCGATGCAGCCGAGTCAATCACGTCTTGTTGAGCCTTTCTCCTGTCAGCAATCAAATTCGATGACCCGGGAGAAGAGAGAAACCCCTCTTCCTTCTGTAAGAGGTATCGGTCTTGCGTCCTCTGGGCAGGCGTGAGAGCCGCGTTTCCTTTAAACCCTGCTGCTTCCGCTCGTTGCGTGAGCCCCTTGAGTTCAGGCTTAATCTCAGGCCCTGGCCGCGTAAGGCGATTGGCAACTGCTGCTGTTCCTGCTCCCACAGCCGCCCCAAAGAGCCCACGTGCACCTCTCTGTAGGAGTTGGTCTTGTAGATCCGTTGTGCCCGTGTCGGCTGGTTGTGCAGCCTCAAAGGCCCCCACCGTTGCCGCAGACCGTCCGACAGACCCAGGCGCACCAAATATTGCTTGTGCCCCCCTCGACAAAGCAGGAACAGCCTTCCCGATTGCCCCTGTCACAGCCCCAGGTACGGCAAATTGTGCCACAGTACCAGCCACATTCCCGATCTTGCCTGCTGGAGTTGCTAAGACCGGCCCGTACTCCTGCTCCATCCTCGCAATCTCATCATTGACCGCCTGCTTCGCCGATGTATCACCGCCGATATAGGTTGCTAATTGCTTGAGCCCTAAATAGGTCTTCTTCAGCGACGCCATCGCCCCTTGTGCAAACTGATCGCCAAGATGCCCGGCTGCTGACGGGAAATCGTGCACAGCTGGCTGAGCAGCCTCCTGCGTCGCAGGTTGCATAGTAGGCTGTGCCTGCTGCCCTTTGAGAGCAGCCATGTCTTCTGGAGTCAGTGGCTCGCCAGTCTCTAGGTCAACCCATCCCATTGTACGCTACTCCTGGAAGTACACCTTCCCATTGATGATCTGGATCTTCCCTGCGTCCTTCCGTTTCATGATGTCGCTGGCTGTAAACCTCTGCCGTAGCTTAGTCCAGGCTTCAAGCGGGATTGCCTCATTCTCGTACAGCGATGACTGCCCATTTCTAGATTCCACCGAATACCGCTTATTCTTCTGCATCCATTCACGGAACATCCCTCGCGCTCCGTCAAGCGTCCCGCCGTGGTTCGCCGCCCAATTCTCAAGGAACTGGGGGGCCGCCATTGTAGCGTCAGCAAGATTCATGACATTGGCCATCGCTTTTCTATTCGTGTCTGGTGAATTCGTCACACTGGGGAACATGTCGGAGACAATCGCTAATTCTGGCAGTGTATTCATAAGCTGAGACTGACCTTCCTTCTTTAGCACATCGATAAGCTCATTACGCCACTTTTGCAGATTATCGTTATCTGCCGACATGAGACGCAAGGCGGTTTCTCCTCCAGGGACCTGCCCTAATCGGTTCCCGACATCCTTCGTGGCCAAGAGGTTCATGAGGTTTTGCATCGTTGGCATGTGCATAGAGAACTTACTGGCCTCAGCATGCGCCGACTCAATGGCCCCTTGAGCAACATCGAGCTTCTTTGTGGCCTGCTTAGACAGCAGCTCTTGCTGCATCTTATACGGGAGTCCGCTTCCAACTTGAGTTGGTGCCTGATCTGGCTTAGATGGCTGAGGGGTTGAACGCGCTGTGCTTGCCCGTGGCTGAGCCGGTGCCGGTTGGAGTGGCTTTGTCGGAGTCCCCATCAATTCATCACGTAGCGACTTGGCCATTGCTATTTCTGCATTAAGGTCTGCCAATTCGGCATTGGCCGCTCCTGGCGCAATGTCACCAGATGCGATCTTTTGTTGCAATTCCTTTTTGGCTTGACTCAGCATGTAGACATGCTCATGCGCCTTGTTCAGCTCAGCGGCTTTATTCTTCCGTAAATCCTCACGGGTCTGTTGCTGCTTAAGGTATGTCTCCTCACCTTTTAGCCGCAATTCCCGGCGTGTTTTCTCATCCTCAAGGGGCGACGTGGCCTTATACTTCATAACTGGCCCACGGTTGAGATCAAATTCAGTTTCGTAGGATCCACCCGTGAGACCATCAAGCCCCTGTCCGGTCAACGCTTGGTCGAGCTGCCCAAATTCCGATGCCGGTTGCGATTGCGTGGGGACCATGCCACCACGCACCGACGCTGATGGACCTTCAGCACGGGCGGGGTTGCCGCCTGGCCCAAACATGCCAGGCATCATTTCTTTCCAGGCCCCCATCTTCACCGCCATTTCCATCTCTTTGAGCTGCCTCGCCTTCTCAATCTCATGCGGAAGCATGCGAAGTGCCCGCTCTTCATCAAGCCCCATCAGCGCCTTAGCCCGGTTCATTTCGCGGTTCAACATGTGTGGCTGCGCGGCTAATGATTCCGCCTTAAAGGCTAACTCAGGATTGCCGGACGCATATAGAGCCTTCACAGAATCAGGTCGGACCGCCATCGGATTATCTTCAAACCCTAGCAGGAGATCGCCTTGACCCATCTGCGCCAACGCCTCACGCTCTCGCTGTCGCCGCACCCTCTCTAATTGCTGGTCATAGGCGTTTGTAGCGCCTCCCCACAACGCCATCCCTCCAGCCATCGCGCTCATCGGGTCATACTGTTGTCGGAAATAGTTCATTTCCCATACACTCCAAGCCAATTACTGTTATAGGACGGCGCGGATGATTGCTGACCGCCAAACAATCCGCCGAGCCCAGAAAAGATATTCGATCCACCACCAGCACCCATGGTCCCCGCAGCACCCATGGCCATCCCGCCAAGACCACCTAAATAGTTGCCCCAGATTCGGCTTGAGGCTCCAGGGTCCATTTGACTGGCGATGTTCGATTGCAGCCCGGCTCCGGCAAGACTCGCATTGGCTATCGCATTCCCTGTGTTTGTGACAAGCCTTCCGTTCAGATCAGCGCCTTGCATCGCTAAATTACCGTACTGCCCGGCCCCCTGCATGCCGAGATTGCCGTGTGCTAGAGCGGCCTGCTCACCCATACCCACGTTCCCTTGTAAGAGCTGGCCCTTTTGCAGGTAGCGGTTAAATGCGTTGTTATACTCCTGGCTGCCCATGTCTTGCCCATACTGCGCCAAGGCTCTAAGTGTGTCACCGCTGCCCAGCATGCCAGATGCAGCCGCATTCCCCATAATAGCGTTTGAGCCAGATTTCAGCCTGAAGTCATAGCCAGGGTCCATATAATCACCTGGCTGTGTCCCCATATGCTGGCTCAGTGCGCTAATTTGCTCGCGCCCAAAGTTTGTATAAGGGTCAAGTTGTGCTTGCGCTTGCCGCTGACTGTTGACTAAATAATTCTGCGCATCATTGGTCTCGTTTTTCGCAAACTTCTGCGCATCGTACCCCGTACGGTTGAGGTAATCGACGGAGCTGTCAGCCGCAAATTTCGCGTTGCGCATCTGCTGCTGTTGTAATGCAAGCTTTTTCTTTTCTGCGCTTGACCCAAAGAGACTACCTAGAGCACCCAACCCAAGCCCAGCCGCCCCAGCACCCAGCATCAGTGGTAACATAGTCGCCCTCTCTTACGCGTTGGTTCCATCGGCCAACACATACTGCGTTAACGTCTTGGCCCAAATCGGCTTATTGATCGTCGTATCGAAAAACATAAACCCAATAAACGGAGCAGGGATAGGGCGTTGCTGCGTGGAGCCTGTTGCTGTCAACGTATTGAATGCCGCCACAAGGGAAAAGAACCACCGTGTTACACGTGGGCTTTCAAACGATTCCCCTTGCGGGATGTTGGCAATCGTTATCATGCAATGCACGGGTCTATTGTGAGATAAGCCCCAGTCACGCGCCGGGGTATCGGATCGCTGATCGAAAACTCAATCGCAAAGTCACGTGCAATACCAAACTGATCAGATTTCGCCCGCCTGGTATAGTGCCCCTGCTTGCCTAGCGATATATGCCTCTCAATAGGCCATGTGTATCCACCGTCTTTACTGACTCGCATGATGCCGTGCGGGTCATCCCCTGGGGGGACCGCCGTCCCCAGTCCTGTTTCCATATCGACCTGAATAGAATGTATCGTGATATGGTCGCCCTCCTTGAGGAGGTGCTGGCTTGTCACTCGAAACGGAAGCACCATGCCATCTTCCGTGTATAGTGATTCATCCATATGATATAGGACGCCGGTGAAGGCATCTGAGATGTATACACGCCCCGCTGCTCCTATTGCAAAGAGCCCTCTATAATACGGCTTCCCATGGCTTTCACGGTCAGACCATTCCCCAGCACTCGCATCATAGACCCACGTATGAGCCTGTGTGGTATCGGTGCCTTGGATGGTCACTTGAAACAACCCATGGCCTAATGCCGTATACCCAGTGCACACTGCACTACCAAGACTAAGTTTTTTTGTATCCTCTTCAATTTGTGGCGAGGCAATGGGTAAAACTTCATACCCGTTCGCGCGGTAGATACCAAGATCCCCACTGGACTCACCAATGAAAAAGAGATCTTGCCCAACCTTGGCGTGGCCATATTCAGAGACACCGCCAACCTCCGTATTCGCACTGGCTGACGGCTGGAACCCTAGCGCACCAGGGATCGTCACCGGAGCAGCCCCCCACCACTCGATAGACCCTCTCCCGATAATCATGAGGTCATCAGCATGGCGCGTTACCGTCACAATGGCATCAGGCTTGGATGCTGGCTCGATATAGTTCAGCCCATCCCATTCCAGCCCGTCCTTGACATTGCTGGCGTAGACACGCCCAGCCTTATCCCCGCTGATCGTATAGACCCAGAAACGTCCAGCGAGATACACGCCACCCCTTGCCCCAAAAGGGAAATCAACGTCACTAATGGTTTCGACAACGCCGGTTGCGAATGTATAGATCTGGGCGATCACGCCATCATTGACAAACAGTTGTACGCCATTTTCATCAATCCATACTGGGCCGCTCGAAGTAGCCAACGTCATAACCTGCTCGGATGAACCTTCAATAACACGCAATAGTTCTCCGCCAGAGGCGATAAAGAACTCCCTGCTCCCGTCACGGCAAAAGATTGCCCGTGCAGGAACTGTAGAGAACGTTTCAACCTTGCGCAGCCCTGGCAGACCAAGAATAGCCACTGCCTGTCTTCCGTTTGTGGATTCCTCCATAACTGCGTTCACGCGCTTGACTGACGAAATAAACGGGGACCGAGCTTGCTGGCCTATCCCAAAAATAGGAACGGCTCGTCTCGTCTGCGCCTCGCCAGTAACCGGCATTACCGATCCCCCGTAACGTTATACCCGTACCCAGATCCCCCACTCAGTCCACTCAGGCCCAGCCTCACTCTTGGGGCAGGCTTCATGTTATTCCGGATAAGAGCCCCTTCGATATCATCAAGGATGGCTTCATTCTTCTCGGTCCAGATCTGCCCATAGTCAGGCGCAACACGCTCAGCCAGCTTGTATTGCAGCCATGAAAAATAGGTCGGCGGTATCAACACCTCGTCATCAAGGCTCGAGAACTTCTCTAATGACGACTCGACGGTAAGGTGTAGCGAGGACAAGCTATCTGACGGAACAGGATACACATAGAGCGAGCCGAACGGATAAGACGCCTGATAATAGACAAACGTACTCCATCCACCAGATTGCAGAGATTTGAGCGCAATCGCATCGTAATCGTTTTTGCTATGGGAAATGGACGCAGGATAGTCAATATTCTCTCGCCGTACATAGCCATGCAAAATCTCAGTCGGACGAGCGGCGTTGATGTGAGCCCCGCTGCCACCGATGGTGTAGAACGATTGTCCACTTACTAATGGGATAGTCAGGTCTTGTTGGTATGAGGAAAAGACTTTTTCAATATTTGCTTGCTCAATGATGTCATTGAGTCTATACCCTGCTTCATTGGCCGTCACCGCATCAAGCGATTCACCACGACCGATCACTCTCGCAATCCGATAGCTGAAATCAATCAGGTCCCGAACTGTGCGAGGAGCATCGAACGTCGTCTGGCTGAGGCCAATCGGCATTTACTTACCCTTTTTCTTCGGCTTTTCAGCAACCACGCCTTCCCCAAAGAACACATCGGCCTGTGCCCATCCATCAGCCAGTGCCCGCTGCTCCTCATCAGCAGCGTCTACAATCTTCTGAATGGGTGCGTCATTTTCAAACCGATACAGCATCTTCGGATATTCCTGAAAACTCACGTCCAGTATCCTTTCTTTGATTCCATGGCTCGTGTAGCCATGAGAGTAAATTCCCTGCTGTCCTTCCAGCCTTTCTTCCTGAAAGCGTCGTACTCGTCACGGGAATAGACGGCGATGGCCTTATGCGAGGATGATTCCTCTGGCCTCCCAGACATCAGAATTGCGTAGGGTTCCTGGCTTTTATAGGTATGGTCGATTGCCATTCAGCCTTTCAGGGGAGGGGATTCCCCCTCCCCATACTCAGGTTAGTTTGAAGCAATGCGAACGGCTTGCTGCCTTCGGATTGTCTTAAACCCGTACAGTACATCTAAGCGGGTTCTGAGTTTATCAGACCCCACTTCGTACTGACGCACCAGACGCATCGATATGTCGTCCATCACTTCACGGCCCGACATATCAACGCCCTTCGGCATGACCAGATCCGCTGTCGCCAGTGCAAAGGCATCCTTGTAGAACAAGAGATCTAGCCCGTACACAGCGTTCTGTCCGCCAGCAAATGTGACCGCTGCCCCGTTAGCAGGTGACGCCGTCACGGTTTGCGTCGCACCAGAAACCACGATTGACGGAGCAATCCCTATCGAGAGCGTTGCTCCTGCCGCCGTGGCATCTGCCGTGACCACAAACTGCTGTAACTCGCCGGTATCGACCTTGGTTTCAGGATGGACTCGATTGACACCAGCCAACGTAAAGACCTGCCCCTTCTTGAATGTATCGGATGCTGAAAGGCTGCCAAGGAGCAATGTTGCCCCTGTCTGGCCTGCACCAGACACCGTCACGCTGGCCACCTTATTCCCATTGGTCTGTTTGACCATGTGGGTGTTTTGGTACCAGTCGCCACCGATGGCCGTTCCCATGATCCCCTCTCGGTATTGGGAGGCGATGTTTTCGGAACTCTGGAAGAGGCCCTTTAAGGCGTCCACAATAATCGCCATATCCATAGGCTTTACATGGAAGCACCGCTTGCTGAGCGGAGACAGCTCATCAGTGAGAATGGCCTGCGCTGTGGCGTAGGTCAGAAACGTCGAGGGAGCCGTCCCCGGCGTACCAGTCTGCCGGTAGATGTCCCGTGACATCGTCAGTGCATCCGCCTCAACCTGAGCGGCCAATCTGGCCATAGCTGGTTCAATGACACGCTCCGAGAAGTCATCAAGTGAGAGGGTGAGTTCTGAGCTTAGGAACGATGGAGCCACCCATCGCTGGGTACTGACCGTGATTGACGTACTTTGCTCGGTCGTGTCCGCGTCCGTGATGGTCGGCCCTGTCCCTGTGGGGTACTCATTCGGAAGGCGAATCACTAATGTATCGCCGATCTTTGCGCCGTCAACAGCAAATTTCTTATCGTACCCTCGATGAATGTTCCCAACGAAATTTAACTTTTGATGCAAGATCATCAGTGCTTTCCGTAGCACGGATGTCGTGGTTAGTAATGTATTGGCCATGGTAGTCCTCGGATGTCATGTGGTGTATCGCTCGGCCAGCTTAACGGGGAGGCCGCGACACCCGAGGCCATTTGCTCTCGTGCAAGGGGAAAACGCCGGTTGTTCGGAGACCGGAACCGAACCCCCTTTATCGCAAGGGGACAAGCGATAATACAAGTATAGCGCAAACGCGCAACAAGTTCAACCAACCCGCCGCGGGATATACATGCGGACATTATTCCCGTACTTCCCGCGCATGCGAGCCGCTTCCTTCGTCACCCAGTCCATAGTGCTGTCACTGTCAGTAGGAGCTGCCATCCCACCACTCCCAACGCCCCCACGAATAGTAGGAACGGGCGTTGGCCGATTCGCAGGAGGCTGCGCATTCTGGGATGGCGATGGTTGTTCTACGTGAGCTATCAACTTGTCAGCCAACCTGCCTATTTCCATCACGGCACGACGTGGAGCAGTTTGAGAAAGCTGGGCAATCCGTAACGCTTCCATTGGGTTCTGGGCTAAGTGCAACCCGACAAGTGGGCCATGCTCTCCAAGGTCCATGATGGCCTCAGCCATCAGTGGCGTCCCGATGGATTCGTCACTGTAGAGTAGGTCTAGCACGGCCTGTGGATCTTCGTAGCCCATGGCAAACTTCTGCGCATGCTGTCCGAACTCCATGCGTCGCTGCTCGCTAGCAAAATTCGCCGTTTGGGCTTCTGTCTGCGCGATCCGTTGCTTATCGCGCTGTCCGATCTTCCAATCTACAAGCGCGTCAACATAGTCTTCGTGCCTGCTGTAGTCATCAGGGCTTGGAGCCCGTGAAGGATCAATACGCTTCTCGCCACCACCCCCTGCCTTGTAGCGCTCCAACTCAGCCCGAACCTCTCGCAACGCTTCCTCCGATGCCCTAACACGTGAGGCATAGCTTGAGAGGCGCGCTTGCACCCATCCACGCTCCTTCCCGCCCTTCCCATCATCTGGGAGAGACTTCTTTTTAGAAGCATTAGGCTGCTCGGTCTTCTCTGTCTTGGATGCCTCTACTGAGGTATCACTGCGTTCTCCATGCTCACTAGTGACTGAATCATCAGTATTTGCTGAAGGCTGATCGCTCTGGGCGTTTTCTCCTTGGGCCGATGCCGAGTCCTGCTCTACGGTTTCCATATATCCCTCTTGTTTGAGTTGAAAAACAACATCTCTTCATGGCGTGCCCCCTTCTTGGCTTTCTGGATATTCCCCGTCCACTCTTTCTAGTTGCTCTTCCGCCTGCTCCATCTGCTGCGCTTGTCGGTCGTCTTGCAGTTTCCCTAACACCAGCTTGATGATGTTGTCACGTTCATTCTTGATCAAGTCCACTTGGGCCTTCATGGACGCCAACTCTAGCGCCCCCTCATGCCCGATCTGGCTTTCCAATAGCTTCATCTCGCCCTTATGCCGCTCGCGAATCAGGTCTCCATCTGCTTTCATCTGCGCTTTCATGAGATCTGTTTGCGCCTTTTCCCGTTCTCCTAAGATGATCTTCTCCATTTCGGCCATTTGCTGTTTGAGCTGTTCATTCTCCTGTGCAAACTGCTGGAGCTTTTGTACCGCTATTACGTCCTCATCATCTGTAGTCCCAGGGGGGAGAAACCGTCTGAGACGATCCGCGAGCTCATCGCCGCCAGCCATACTCATAGACTTGACTACTAGGTCTGGTGCTTTCTGCATGATTGTTGGGTCCGCCTGAACCATCGCTACCATGAGCTTATTAGTTTCCGCCTTCTTGGTCGCACTACTTGGCCCTGTGGCGATGGCCACATCATACCGACCGATCATATGGTTATAGGATGTGGAGAGGACTTTTTGCACCCCATCCGTAGTCTGCCCGATCTGTTTCACAACCGGCTGAGGGAGATTCGGATTAAGCGTAGCCGTCTGAAGTACATCATCAGCCCCGACCACTTTCACCACCTGCTCAGTTGTGTAAACATGCGGCACCATCGCCAATATCACACGCCCCGTTTGCTCGATAGATCCAAACCAGTGGTCAATGTAGTGGAACGTGTTCACGTCTCCTGGCTCTTGCTGTGCCTGTATCCCGATGCCAGACTGAACAGGGATTCCGCCTGTCCCGAGCACATTCGGCTGAGACACGCCCATAATCATTTGGGTGTCCTGAATGATGTTTTGCATCATGCCTTGCCACCCTTCGGGGATACCAGCAGGTGTCGCTCGCTGCGGAGGAGGAACTGGCTGCCCTTGATGCGAGGTCGGCTTATACCGGAGATACGGCCTTGGGATGCGATGCGCATCCTTCCACTCGCTCACATACTGATCGAGTTGCCCTTCTGCCGCAATCCACGGAGCCAATGGAGCCAATGCCACGTTTTCCGTAAAGGAGGATGATGCATAATTATAGGTGCGCTGAGCATCCATCGACGATGGATTAATTAGCCCACGCTTACGCTGTTTCCCATCAAGCTCAAACTCTTCACCAACCACTCTGATAATAGGGATCAGATTCCCGTGATGAATGCCTCTTGAGATGATTTTATTCGGGCAGCAGAGCGCCCACTGTAATGTATCACCGTTGTAGTAGTAGTATTCAGCGACGATGATAGAATCTTTACTGATGTCAGGCAGGATAGTATCCTTGGTCACAGACCCCCAACTCTGGCATTCTCCTGCCTCAGGGTAATCATTCTCGAACTCTTTGACCGTCATCTTTGTAAAGACAAAACAAAATTTACTATCACGCCCATCTGGGTACTCACAAAACGGGTCCATGAGCACCATCCGAGGCTCGCGAATCCGGCGAATCACAATTTCTTGCTCCCCAGACTGAGAGCCTGCAATAGCCTGCACTCTCACTCGCCAGTACCCCCACCCGACAGAGACAGCATGGCGCAACCCTGTTTCGTAGGCGACTTTCGCAGTAGAGGTTTGTGTAATCTGGCGGGTAAGTCCTGCCAGGATATCAGCCACCTCATCATCGGAATCCCCAGACATGGCCAGTACACGAATATCTCGGTCACGCAACAGCCCAGAATTCACCACATGCCGGACATACTGCGAGAGATGGTCCATGACGAGACATGGCCTGCCCGCGTCCTCACGCTCACGGCGCATCTCTTCAGGCCACTGATTCCCAGCGATAAAATCTTGGACTTTCCGGCACTCGTCAAAGTCATCGCGCTCGGCTTCCTGTGCCAAGATATAGCGCTCTTTCGCAACCTTTAATATCTGTGCGTCATCTTCTGATTCGTCAGGAGAGGTTGTTGGTAGGGCATCGTCCATGTGCTACGTTACAGTAACGTGAATTTGAACATGTTACCAATACGTAGCACGTAAGTCAATGCTCTGTTATAAATTTGTCAATTTCCTCTATGCCTATGATGATGTCTGGCGATCCATTGCAATCGTGGAGAATTGATTTGAGCCTGCGCAGTAATGGTATAACTTCATCATCAACGGTATTCTGCTCCCTGCAAGATATATACGGACCACATCTCCACATCTCCGCAACAGACTCGGCCTCTGTGAGAAGATTACTAGTTATACCCCGTGCCTTACACACCTGCACGAGGCCATCCAGCAAGAATATCACCCTTCCATGCACCCGCAGTTCACGGGATAGCATTGTTTCATCGCTGCTCAATATATCATCTAACGTGCCTAAGAACGTGTACAGTGCTCGCTCTATTGTGTAATCAATGTCTAAGTACTCACTCCGTTTGCCTCTAAATTCCCTCACCGCACGAGTAATAGCGGTGAGGGTTTCAGATTCATGCGTTATCTCATCCATCCTTGCCCCCTGTTCTCGAAGCTGGCACGATTGTTTTTCAGTGGGTCCGGAAGCGGTATCACCGGAGCCGACATGCCGCTCCTCAGCTCTGGCGCGAAGAAGGCGAGCGTGGCGAAGGCTTTCGCTCCGTCAGAACTCCAGTCATGGACCGGCTTAGGTGACCAACTCATACGCCCCCCCTCCATCTTCGGCTTATTATGGAAGTGTCGCAAACACTCTAGCCCACGCTGGACGCTTGGTGTATTGGCAAACCGGCAGCGCGGCAAAATTGCTCTTACGCTTGGAATCTGTGCCGCATCATCTGTTCTCGGCATGATGTCCACACGAAACCCCGCACCAGTCAAATGCGTCTCGCTCGTCTCGGTTGTGTTCACGTTATGGTTCGGCCCATCATGCGGAAGAAATAACGTACTGTACATATAGGGCTTCCGTTTGATCGCTGGGATAATCTCCGGCATGGACAATGCCCGAAACTCATCATAGTCAATCAAATCAATCCATCCATCCTCCTTCACCTGCGCATACCAAATAGCTGTGGCATCCGTAAACCCCAAGTCAAACCCAGCGTAAACCGGCAGATCTGGCCGTGGTGCGATATTGCAAATTCTCCCCTCGCGCTCAGCCGTTAGGAGCAGGTCGAGGTAGAATGATCCTGGCACAATCTCCTCAAACGAACACTCGTACTCTTGCTGGGTCAATGCGGTCCCGATCTCAGGCCCATAGAGCTGGATGTTCTCTTCTAGGATTTCCTTCATCTTGGCTTCTGAGATCTGATGGGACTGGATATGGATAATCCCTTCCCCTTCAGGAAGATCGGCGAGCGGATGCCGCACATTGTTCGTAATCAGATAGCACCGCCAGTTTGGCTTTCTGGCGTTCTCGATCAGCATCTTGTAGGAGTGGTTTTTCCCAAACGCCGTCGTGAAGAATCGCATGCGCCCGTTGTTCGCTGTCACAATCGGACGAATGACGGCCAATGATTGCGGATCACAGTAGGCCCACTCGGAGAAATTGTACTCAATCCCCGTTTGCCCTCTCAGGCCACTGTGGTTGTCTGAGCCGGTGTACATGATGTTCGAGAATTTCCCCTCACCCTTCTCATACGGCATCCGGATGATCATATCCCGCTCAAGCTTACCGATGCGTATATTCTCCGGGTAGCACTCATCAATACGGCTGATTCCTGTTCGCGGGTTGACTGCCTCCCACATGTTCTTTCTAACGTCCACTGTCTTTGGCAGGCAATAGATGTAATTCGCCGGACGACCCAGCGCATTCATCCCTGTCGCATGCTGGAACAGCTCATCTTTCCCGTACTGCCGATGCGTAATGGCGAGGATGTTCTCTATCCCATCCTGGAGATCTAACCAGAGCTGCATCTGGTCGGGGCGAGGGTGCCAGGGTTCAGGAGGGTAAATCAGGTCCGGCATGCAGAATACCTTGCTGAAACCATCGCTCAACCGTCACAAGATACGCGTCCACCCATAGTTCTCTCTTCTCTTCCTTCGTCAGTCTCCCTAATCGCCCATCAACCAGCGCATGGCACACCTCGCACAAATGAGCCGTGTAGTAATCCGGAGCTTTGAGGCCGACCCCTTTCCCATGTGCCACACTATTAATATGGGCTGCGACGGTAGTCCCAGTAGCCCCACACCTCCGGTTGGCGCATGGTTGGCCATCCGCTGAACGGATCAGCGCCGTATTGCGGTAGTGACTCATACGGTAATCTTCCTCCGTACAATGGCACCGCTCCTGGCATCAGCGGTTGCTGCAACCTCCACTGCATCCATGCTGGCGTCTGGGCAGCCTGTTGCTGCTGTTCGAGTCGTGATTTCTCGACCGCCTGAATCATGCCCTGCATCAATCGATTGTACTCCTCCGTCATCGTCTCCGCTCCCACTGGCGACGACACGAGGAGCACGGCGAGTAGTATCCCTCTCATGTTGGCCTCCTTCGATTCTAACGTTGACCCACCTTCTGATAAAGATCTTCTGTGGCCCGTCCTGCTCTTCCTCATTAAACCACCCCATGGCCTTCCCCATGTACGCGTGCCTGTCTTTGTAGCTAGTAATCTTATAATCCTGCGTATAGCCTGATGCCACCGCCTGCTCTTTCCCGCCACTCTTGTCCTTCACGCCCAAGAAATCTTCCTTGAACTTAAACCCCTCTAACAGCGTGGCCTCATTGTCGCCGAGTTCTGGAATCGGCACCGTATTCCCAAACTGATCAAACAGCTTGCGAGGATCAGCACGGTACAACTTCTCGGCATCACGGATCCATTCTTCCCTGGTGAGCAATGCTTTCTGCTGAGCTTTAATCATAAGCTCTTGAATTCTCTTGGTTATCTCTGGCTTTTGCATGAGCTTCCAGGCTTCGGTGTCAATGGTCCCTCGCTTCATGTGAGCGGCATTATAGGCGACCAGATAGGCCTTGTACTGCGTGGCCTTTGGCTTCACCATTTCAAGACAGAACCGCTCTTGCTTCAGGCTTAACTTCTTCACGACTCCCACCTCATCCTTTTGTTATCGCCGCCCAATAAAGACCAACGACCGATCCAGCGATGCGTTGAACCCTGCCGCGTAGAGCGTCCCCGATTGCCGATCCACCCCAATCAAGCCCTTGACAGTATCGTTGCGATTCGTGCAAGGAAACCCGTGAAACGTCACACTGCCTTTTGCGACTGGCCCATCAGGCACTGCTGAGCCGCTGAACTCACACCCGGTGCTCGTCAACCCACTGATCGAGCCATCCTCCCGCAGTTCGAACAGGACCTCTTCCGTGGGGTAGATCAATCCGGCGTAGATCCCCTTATCTCGCGTCAGATCAAACGGCACGTTGGACTGAGACCGATACGTCAGCGTCACGGCATCTTCCGTGTATAGAGGAAACCGCTCATGATCTGGCGGCACCGCCACCACCACTGTCTGCCCCGTGAGAGACTGTTGCGGCACCCACGTGCCATTGGCATTGATCGTCGCCCGTGCGCCGTAGGTCGCATCGTCCATCGTCGCGCCCTGCATCGACCAGGCGGATCCGGTGGTGGTGATTGTCCCACGAATCACCCCACCCGCCCGCTCTGGTGCGCCGATCACACTATAGAGAAACCACGCCTGCCCGTTTGGGAACACCACCCCCACGACATTGCGCTGCTCCGCTTGCGTGAGCCCCTGCCAAATCCCAGCCGGGACGGTGGCCGATCTCCATGCGTCGCCGATCGTCACCGTCTGCGGCGGTGGTGTCGGTTGCTCGGGGGTCTCCGCAGGAGGCGGATCGAGCGAGCGCACGACCGGCTCGACCTCACCGCCACCCCCACTACAGCCGAATAATCCAGCTACCACGATCGCTATGAGTAGTCGTTGCATGCTTGCCTCCAATCTCACACGGTTTTCTTTTTTATTGTCTCAACCAACCTCGCTGCCATGATCGGGATAGGATGCATCCCCATCTCCCAGCGGGTGACGGTGTTGCGGGCCACGCCGAGCTCCTCGGCAAGTCTAGCCTGCGACCAGCCGAGTTGAGCACGGATGGATTTGAGTTGGGCATTATCCATTGTTGCTCTTTGGTTGGATAGATCGCAGATGCGGAGGCACATGCTCAAGCACCTCGGGTGGCGCCATGAGGTCGCCGCCATCAGGATTGCTCTGCGCGTACTCGATCATGTAGCGAGCTGCGGTGGCCGCTGCATCGTATGGAGTAAGTCCGGCGCGAGCGCCTGAATGTCCTCCGCCAAACTTGCCTCGCACGGTGGAGATGTACCCAGCGCCGCGCTTGCTGATGATGATTGTGCTACGCATGCGGCCCTCCTTATTGCTCTCGGCGCTCGTGGCCGGGATCACGCCGGTGCAATACGCCGTGCTCCGGATCGGCTGGCTCTGTAATTGCTCAATAATCATGATGCGAGTATATGCTACTATCGGTAGCATTGTCAAGGGGGCTGCAAATATATTTTTCAGTCCCGCCCTCCCCATGGACTCACAAACTCATGTGCGGCCCAGAGCAACACCATAAACATCGCCGCTGCTCCCACCAGCACCCCAAGCCCAAACGAGAGCCATGTCATGGCCTCACCATCAGCCGCATGGCCTTCATGGCCTCACTACCAAGCGCTCGGATCACCTGTTGACTGATCGACACCGGCTCCACCAGCGTTTCCTCTTTCAGCGCCAGCTCACCCTCGTAGGCAATCAATCGTTTCGTCACGGCTGGCGAATCGAGCCGGAGCGGAGGGAGATCGAGCGGCCCGATCCCCGCTGTGTGCCACTTGACCCTCGACGCCAACACCTCAGCCAACTCTCGCTCAGCGGCGACTCGTCGAGCCGCCTGCCCCTCCCAATATGAGACCTGCCCTCGATACCATCCCACACCTGCTCGCATGGCCTCCAGATCACCCATCCGCTCCTGGCTCATCGCCTCCACCGTGGCGCACTCCCGCTGCACTGGCCAGTACAGACCCATTACCAACAAACAGACCATTATCCCAGCCAAGGCCCAAGCCAGCCTCATGCGAGCTGTCCGCGTGTCCCGGTTTGCTTCCTGCAATTGCCTATGGAGACCAGCCAGTGATTCTTGCGTTCGGCTCAGTTTCTCTCGTTCGTCGTGTGTCATCATGCCCTCCCATTTCCCGCGTGACTCTCACCACGCTCCCCACATCGCATCATCCTTGTATTTTTATTTCCCAACCGTCCCTTGTTTAAGATATTGCCGCATGAACTCTTCCTTTGTTTTTGGGCAACCACATTCTACGCAATACTCTGTCACCTGAGAGCCAAAAGTGACCTGGTAGTCATGACACAAACATCCAGTGCATACAGACGATCTTCATGTAATCACCGCTGCCTGATTCTACTCGGCTGCTAAATCCCAATCTTCCGCAAGCGCATCGGTCTGACTGCAAAGCCACGGCACAATGTCTCCTGTGGCCGTCTTCATGTCGATGTGTGCGTGATACCGAATCTCAGTCCCTTCTGGGTAGATGCCGAGGAGTGGAGGCCTGTTAACCTTAAAGACACTTCCTGGAACGAGAAACAAGAACATCCCCTTCCCGTTCCATCCACTACGACATACCCGCTCTCCCGCTTTCAACTGTTCAAGCGCCCAGCCAAAACTTTGCATGATATGAACCTCCTTGTTAATCGCAACCCTCACATTGACACTTACGCAAATTGGTAATCTCCCGATCCTTCTCGGCGAGGGCGGCTTGGAGTTGCGTCCGCCGCTCCTCCAGTAAGTTGTAGCAGTGCTGACTAGAGGCAATCTCCTCACGCTGCTCTTGGTCATGGTCAACTAATGCGTGTAAATCGTCTAACTCTGGGTATGTCAGAAACCGGCTTAAGTTGTCAATTTTTCGTGAGAAATCTTCAGGCGTCATCTATCGCCTCCTCCAATGTGGGCACGGGTCGCACACCGTTCTCACGTGAGCAGCCAGGTGGGCTTATGCTCGCCGTAGGTAGCGTCTTCGTGTGTCACCTCGTTTGAGGCCCGTGCCCTTCACGGATCACCCTGCATTGTTGCGGCGGTCCTCGTCCGTGATTAATGCATCCTCTGCCGGATCGTAGGACAGGTCATGTGTCGGCACAATCTCCTCTGACGGCGGCGTGGACTCGTCCGGCGCATCCAGCCCCACATGGTGATACATCTCATTGTGTTGATGCCGCGCTACATTCATCTCGTTGACTCTGAGTAGGTCAAATTGGTTCATAGCCATCCCCCCTTTTCGTTACGCCATCAACGAGTTGCGTGAGTTAATTACCAGCTCCCACTCCAGCTCCAGCTCCCACTCCAGCTCCTACTCCTACTCTTGCTCCCACTCCAGCCCCTACTGCCGCTCCTGCTCCAGTTCCAGCCCATACTCCCGCTGCCGCTCCCACTCCAGCCCCTACTGCCGCTCCGATATTTTGCTCTTCGATACGTCATTTCAAAACCCCGAAACTCTCAATCCACCGAGTCGTGATGTACCACGGGCCCGGTAATGGTTGAGCATCTTTCCAGCTCGGCTCAGTAAATGGACCTGTCTCATAGACCACCGCTGGATCTGTGAGTAACACGCATGATTCGTCTACCCCAACCAACTTACCCGTATAAATATAATTGCCGCAAAACAGCGTCACGCGCTGCCCCATAAGTTTTTGCAACCCCTCCCCGGTCGTCTCTTCAACCAGTCGTCTCATAACACCTCCTTAATTAAACAATCCCATCAGCCACGCCGCAACGAGAATCCCCACCCACACCATCAGCGACACCATGACCGCCACACCGATGCCACGCGCAGGCGCGAGTCCATCTTCCTCCCCGACGCGATCAAGCGTAGACGGAAAATACTGGGGCCGCTCGGCTCGCCAGAACTTTCGATGCCGGTTATCGGTGTATCGATTCATGTCATCGCCTCCTCTCGTCATTAGTAGCCTGTGTCGTTGTCGTGCGGCTCAACTCGGACCGTCAGCAACCCCAACTCCAACCCGCGCCGAATCGCAAGCACTTGCCCGCTTACGCCCAACTTTAAATACACGGAGCTCAACCGATTCTTAATGGTGCAACGTTCTAAGTTGAGATCCGCTGCAACCTCCTTCACGCTCTTGCCGTCCCAAATCCCTTGCAGCACTGCACGCTCGCGTGCCGTTAACGCCCGCTTACTAATTTTCATTGCGAACCCTCCCTGTTCGTTGATCACTGAGCTTCTTAGCGAGGATCAACGAGCCCAACTTGACCGCTGTCCAATCGGTAATTCGCTGCCGTCCGGCTTCGATGCGCCAGATCGACATGCGCGTCAGGTTGAGCGCGAGCCCCAATTCTTCTTGGCTCAACTTTAACCGATGCCGCCGTGCTTTGAATTGTGTGGCTGTCATATTACCCAGCACCATAGCCATAGCCATAGCCAGCGCCAGCGCCAGAGCCAGCACCAGCGCCAGCACCA